CCACGAAGTTGGTCACGCACTTTGGACTCCATATGAAGGATGGCATTCTTCTATAAGTGAAAAAGGCAAAGGTTTCAAATCTTTTCTGAACGTTATTGAAGATGCAAGAATCGAAAAGAAAATTAAAAGAAAGTTTGCTGGTGCCCGCAAGTGTATGATTGGTGGTTACAAAGAACTTATAAATGAAGATTTTTTCGGATTAAGAAAGATGGGATTAAGTCCTAACGATCTTGGTTTGATTGATCGTATTAATTTATATACTAAGGCCGGTACTGATTATGGTATTGAGTTTTCCGATGAAGAGCGAGAGTGGGTTGAGAAGGTTATGAGAACTGAAACGTTTGAAGATGTTCTGGAAGTCACTAATGGTCTTTTTGAGTGGTGTAAAGAAAACGAATCGGAAACTGATAACAGTTACAGCGATTTCGATGAAGATGATGAAGATGATTCCGAATGGAATGAAGATTATGACCCTAGTGATTATGAAGATTCCGATGGTGGTGATTCTGAAGAAGATGATTCTGAAAAAGATGGTGCTTCTGGTTCAAGTGGTGAAAGTGAAGATTCTGAAGATTCTAGTGAAGATGGTTCTGCCAGAGGAAAAAACGAAGGTCAATCTGCTGATGAGGGAGATTCAGAAAAAGGAGAGTCGGATGATTCAAAAGAAAACTCCGAAAGTTCCAAAACTTCTAATGGTTTAGAAGGTGGATACGGAAATCCTTTTGGTGATAGAGAAGATATGTCTGGGCCGATGTCTCAGACCGATGAAAACTTCCGTTCAAAAGAAGAAGAGATGGCGGATATGAGTGACAGAGTTAGTGTCCCTCGATATCTAACATTTCCTACAATTAATACTGATGCAGTTATTGTTAATTACAAAAAAGTTCATGAAGAGTTGACTTCATATTACACCAAACAAGAAGGTGCAATGGAGTCTGGAATAAAATTTTTGAAAAAGTTCAAGTCTGTAAATGATAAGATGGTTAGTTACATGGCCAAAGAGTTTGAAATGAAGAAAGCCGCAGATATTCATCGCAGGGCATATAATTCAAAAAAAGGAACTCTTGACATGAACAAGATTCATGCATATAAGTATAGTGAAAATCTGTTTCAACAGATTACTTCTTTTCCAGAAGGAAAGAATCACGGCATGGTAATGTTCATCGATTGGTCTGGTTCCATGCATTCATGTATGAAAGATACTATCGAACAGTTGATTAACTTGACTATGTTTTGCTCGAAAGTTCAGATTCCTTTTGAAGTTTATGCTTTTTCTGACCATTATCGTGATTGGAAAGATGCAGAAAACAGAGATATATATGAAACATCAAGGGATTTGCCTTATGATGTAAATTATCTTGGAAAGAAAATTGCCGATTACAAGACTAACGAATTGGTTGTGAATAAAGGAACGAAGTTAGTAAATCTCTTTTCTTCTAGAATGAGAAACAGAGAACTGAATGATGCATATCGAAATCTTCTTTTGATTTCATCTTCATTTGATACTCGTTACAATTATTATTATTCTAGAAGTTATGATTATTATGGAATTCCTGACAATTATTCTTTGGGTGGAACTCCTTTAGATGATACGATTGTTATGTCCAAGTCTGTGATTGAAGAATTCAAAATGAAGTCACGGGCCCAGATTGTCAATGCAGTATTTTTAACTGATGGACAAAGTAATCACAATCACGGATATCTTGATTCAAATAATGTTGTGAGTAGACACGATAGAAATACACTTCATATTGATGATAAAGCAACTCGTTCAAGAACATATCCTAAAAGAGAAGGAAGACAGTTACAAACAACTGACATTCTTTTGGAAGCACTCAAGAAATCTCTTGGAATAAATCTTCTTGGATTTTACCTGACTTCTGGTTCTGGTAGAAGACTTGCAGGGAATTTGTCTAATGCCACATATGATTATGCAACTGAGGAACAAGTGAATAAATTTCGTAAAGATAAATTCATTATTGAAACTAAGTCTTCTTATGATGAACTTTACATTATCAATACTAAAGGTCTTGAGATTGATGAAGTAAATCATGTTGGAGAAGTCAAGGCAGGATCTTCTAAAGCAGAGATTCGGAAAGCTTTGAAAAAGAACACTAGAGGAAAATTGCAAAATCGTGTTCTTCTTAACGCATTTATTGAAAAAGTTGCGTAAAAAACTTGACATTTATGCCTAGTTTTGATATAATAGTATTATGAAAGTGAGAAAGGATTCACCTCTCTCACGTTGTGAACCTCCTAATGGAGATTATTTGTTATGAATATAAATGAAAAACAAGCCGAAAGTTTAAGTGCTTTTCGATCCTTTGTTGGATCAGAAACATTTACTAGGCAAGACTACCAAGACTTCAAGACTAAAGCCAAAGAACTCAATGTAGTTCTTCCTCGATTTCTAATACGAAATAATTTTTCTGAAAAAGTTGACAGGGGCGAATGGAGATTTCCATCTTTAAATGGAACATCTTCAGAAGTTGTTGAAAATGATAATACCATTTCTCTTGCAACTCATGCAACTGAAGTAATGGAAACCGAAAAGGTATCTATGGCAAGTAATGTCATTGAATTTCCTAAGAACGCATCCGAATCTTATGTTCCTGCGAAAGTCGATGGTTATGTAAAGTTCGGTCATTATGCCGATGTCAAAACCATTAAGAAATCTGCAAATTTTTATCCTGTCTTTATTACTGGTTTATCTGGAAACGGAAAAACCATGATGATTGAGCAGATTCATGCAGAACTGAAGAAAGAACTTTTTCGTGTGAACATCACCATTGAAACTGATGAAGATGATTTGATTGGTCACTATGCATTGGTTGATGGTAGGACTGTTTGGCAGGATGGCCCAGTTACTATGGCGATGGAACGTGGTGCAACACTTCTTCTTGATGAAGTTGACCTTGCATCAAACAAAATTATGTGTCTCCAACCTGTTCTGGAAGGAAATCCACTTCTGATTAAAAAAGAAGGAAGGATTGTCCGTCCTAAAGCTGGTTTCACAGTTATGGCGACTGCCAACACTAAGGGTAAAGGTTCTGAGGATGGACGCTTTATCGGAACTAACATTTTAAACGAAGCATTCCTTGAAAGATTTCCTATCACAATGGAACAAGAGTATCCTTCCATGTCAGTTGAGAAGAAAATCGTTATCAAGTTGATGGAAAATCTTGGATGTGTCGATGAAGAGTATGCTGGGAAACTGGTTGACTGGGCAGACTTGATTCGTAAAACCTTTTATGATGGTGGAGTTGATGAGATTATTGCAACTCGCCGATTGGTTCATATCATTCACGCATTTGCTATCTTCAAAGATAGAATGAAAGCAATCGCAATGTGTGTTGCAAGGTTTGATGACCAAACCAAAGATACTTTCATGGACTTGTACTCTAAGTTGGATGATAAAGTTTCGTTACCTTCTGAAGAGAATGAAACTTCTGAGACTTCTGAAGAGACTGTAGAGGAAGAAACAAATCAACCTTTTTAAAAGGTTATAGATAATATAGGGTGTTGCTTGGAGGGGTGGCATCCTATTGCTATATCTAGTGAATAATAATGGAGAATAATGGAAGTTAAAATTGGTATTGAAGAACTAAGAGAAAAAAAGATAATGGTATGCACTCCAATGTATGGTGGAATGTGTAGTGGTTTATATTCAAAGGCTTGTGCAGATCTTTCTACACTTGCAACCAAATATCAAATGGATTTGAAATATTTCTATTTGTTCAATGAGTCTTTAATTCCCCGAGCAAGAAATTATCTGGTTGATGAATTCATAAGAGATACAAATTATACACATCTTATGTTCATCGATGCAGACATTCATTTTGACCCGAATGATGTTTTAACTTTGGCCGCATTGGACAAAGATGTTATTGGCGGGCCATATCCAAAAAAATGTATTGCTTGGGAAAAAGTTAGAAATGCAGTTGATATGGGACTTGCAGATGAAGACCCAAATGAACTTGAAAAATATACAGGAGATTATGTATTCAATCCTGTAGAAAATACACACAAAATTAGTGTAACTGAGCCAGTTGATGTTCTTGAAATAGGAACTGGTTTCATATTGATTAAACGAAAAGTTTTTGAGGATTTTGCAGAAGCATATCCTCAATTTAAATATACTCCTGACCACAATCGGTCAGAAAATTTTAAAGGTGATAGAGATATCCATGCTTACTTTGATACTGTAATTGATTCTAAAGCATATTTGGGAGACATTGCAGGGGGAAGTAATCGTTATCTTTCAGAAGATTATTTCTTCTGTCAGTTTGTTCGGAGAATCGGATATCAGATTTTCCTATGCCCGTGGATGAAAATTAGTCATATGGGCTCTTATGTTTTTAGTGGTTCAATGCAAAGTTTAGCAAATCTAGACTATGCCGGACATGGTGTAGACAATGAAACGAGGGTGAAAAATTTTGAAAAACGAAGAAGAAACATCAAACAAGCAAATAAGAAAAAACGAAAAAGAAATTGATTATGTTTTTGATGAAGATGTATATTTGAAGGAAATTTGGGATACAATAGATTCCACTTACACCTCTCATTATGCTCAAAATAAAATACAATCAACAGAGTTTATAGCTGATTCGGGCCATGGTGAAGGTTTCTGTATCGGCAACATCATTAAGTACGCTCAAAGGTATGGAAAGAAGGGCGGATTTAATAGAAATGACTTGACAAAAGTCGTTCATTATGTTATTATTATGTTATACCTACATGATAATTTTTATAATCGTGAATCTCAAGGAGAACACAATGAAGTTAAGTGATAGCACAACATCGTTCTTAAAGAACTATGCAAATATCAATCAAAGTTTAGAGTTTCGTGAGGGTAGCACTCTCAGAACTGTATCCCCTTTAAACACAATCCTGGCCTCAGTAGAAATAAGTGAGGACTTACCAAAGACATTTCCGATATATGAATTGAATCGGTTTCTTGGTACGTTATCATTGTTTAATGATCCAGAGTTGAATTTTACTGATAATGGTGTAACGATATCTGACACTAATCATGAAGCAACATATCGTTATTGTGGAAGTAGTTCCATGTTTCAAACACCGCCTGAAAAAGATATATCTTTTCCAGATCCAGAAGTTGAATTTCAACTGACACAAGATGTCTTCAAAAAGACCATTAACGCAGCAAATACTTTGGGACTTCCAGAAGTAGTTGTTGAAGGCGATGGAACTGAAATAAGACTGTTAGTGTCTGATACAGGTAATGTATCATCAGATAGTTTTTCAACTGGTGTCGGCCCTACGGATAAGACATTCCGTATGATATTCAAGACTGAAAACTTGAATAAATTGATGGAAGGTACTTATGATGTTGCATTGTCTTCTAAAAGAATCTCAAGATTTCAGAGAACAACTGACACTCTAAGATATTTTATTGCTCTGGAACAGAATTCTTCTTTTGAGGGGTAAACATTATTATAATATGAAAGGTTTTTTGATATGGATAAATTTTTGTGGGTGGAAAAGCATCGCCCAAAAACCATTGAACAATGTATCTTGTCTGATACAATCAAGGGAACTCTTGAAGATCTAGTTAGAGATAATAAAGTTCCTAATCTGATGTTCACAGGCCCGGCCGGAGTTGGTAAAACAACTGTTGCGAGGGCAATCTGTAACATGACAAATTCCGATTACATTATCATCAATGGTTCTGATGAGGGTAGAATGATTGACACTCTCAGAACTAAAATGACTCAATTTTGCTCCACCATATCTTTATCTGGCGGTGGCCGCAAAGTTGTAATCATTGATGAGGCTGATTACATGAATCCAGATTCAGTACAACCAGCAATGAGAGGGTTCATTGAAAAGTTTGCGGAGAACTGTTCTTTCATCTTTACTTGTAATTTTAAAAATCGAATCATCGAGCCAATTCATTCTCGTTGTGCAGTAATTGATTTTGGATTAAAGAAGGACGAAAAACCAGTAATTGCACAACAGTTCATGATACGTTGTGGTGTTATACTTACTGAAGAAGGTGTAGAACATGATAAGAGAGTAGTTGCTGAACTCATTAATAAGCACTTTCCAGATTTTAGGAGAGTTATTAATGAATTACAACGATATTCTACATCTGGCACTATCGATTCGGGAATTCTTGCAAATATCGGAGAATTAAATCTCAATCAGTTGGTGATGGCCCTGAGAGAAAAGAACTTTCCCAATATGCGACAATGGGTTACTGCAAATGTTGACAATGACCCTGCATCTGTATATCGTAAGATTTATGACAAATTGTACGAAGTGGTGGACAAGAATTCCATTCCTCAAGCAGTACTGATTATTGCTGATTATCAGTACAAATCCGCATTTGTTGCAGACCAAGAGATTAACTTGGTTGCTTGCCTGATAGAATTGATGGCGGAATGTGAGTTCGTATGAGTCCTTTTGAATTCATAAATCAAATCAATCATGGGAAAAAGAATCTCATGGATGAAACGCCAGAACTAGAAAGGGAATACAAGCCTTTTATTGTGAATCGGGGGTTAAGTTTCAGCCACGATACTGCATTATATGCGAATGAAATGAACATTCACAACAATGTAGATTCCAAACTTCAATTCGACTTTTTCCTAAATATCATTAGACCGAAGAAAAGATTCGGCAAATGGATTAAACGAGAAAATAATGAAATCCTTGATTTAATTAGGGGTTATTACAATTGCAATTATGAAAAAGCGAGAGAATATGTAACATTGCTTGATGATTCGCAACTGAACATTATTAAACAAAGAATTGAAACAGGTGGTTTGAAAGGAACAAAATGAACGATACACTCATCCAAGCGATGGTAGAAGTGACATTGAAAGAGCCCGATGATTTTCTCAAAGTACGAGAAACCCTTACACGAATCGGGATTGCATCACGCAAAGAAAAGACTTTATTTCAATCTTGTCACATCCTGCACAAGCAGGGAAAATACTACATAGTACATTTTAAAGAACTTTTCGCACTAGACGGAAAGACAACCAATTTTACAGAGAACGATACTGCACGAAGAAACAGTATTGCAAATCTACTCGCAGAATGGGAGTTGATATCTCTTGTAGAATCGGATAAATCAGCAGAACCTACAGTACCATTGAGCCAGTTAAAGATTTTGTCTTTTAAAGAAAAAGATGAATGGGATTTAACTCCAAAATATAATATTGGGAACAAAAGGGATGCTGATGAGAATGACGAATGATTTATATTACTTCAAGACTAATTCTGAAGTAAAAAACCCAATTAGAGCAACTGAAGGCTCTGCTTGTTTTGATTTGCATTCTTTCCTACCAGAAAATTCAGAAGTAAAAGTATATTTAAATAGTAACGAAGAAGTAGATAAAAGAATCAGAAAAGTAGTAGACGGAAAAGTGCAAGTCAATCCTCATGAAAGAGCATTGATTCCTACTGGATTGATTTTCGATATTCAAAAAGGACATTCGATTCGTCTATATCCAAGATCAAGTCTTGCGTTGAAAAATGGATTAATCCTCGCAAATAATGTGGGGATTATCGATTCTGATTATGTAGAGCCAGTTTATATGATGATAGGTAACATAAGTGGTTATCAACAATATGTAACTAATGGTGTACGTATATGCCAAGCCGAACTTGTCCATGAACTATCGTATATGATATTCCAAACTGATGTTCGTCCAGAACAAAAAACTGATAGAGATGGAGGATTTGGTTCAACAGGAAAGGAATGATCTTGACTTATATCTTGCACAAATGGACAGTTGCTACAGTTCAAGTAGTATATTATATTCCAGATTATTTACATATTGTAAATGAATTCATGTGGCAAACAGAAGACCAAATACCAGAATTTCCACGCATAACTAAGTTTTTAGACTATTGGGACAAGAATATTGACGGCCCGATTAAAGAAGTATATATTTACGATCAAGGTCAAAGTAATATTAGAAAAGTAGATAGACGATTTAAAATGAATTGACATGAAACCTGTGGTAATAGACAATTTTTTAGAGATACAATCTTTTCAAAATTTACAAAATATAATGTTTGGGAAAGACTTTTGTTGGAATTATAGTGAGGGTATAGATTACTCAGATGAAGAAGGTGATAAATTTCAATTCACTCATACCTTCTACAAAACCGATACTGGCCCAGTTTTTTTCCAGTATGGGATGCTTAGTAATGTTTTTAATAAGATCCGGCCAAAAGAAATCTATCGAATAAAAGCCAACTTACTTACCAAGACACCAGAAATAGTAGTCAATACATTTCATACTGATATTGATGACTTAGGAATTGTGCCTTGGACAACTTCTATTCTTTATATGAATACCAATAATGGATATACCGAATTTGAAAATGGTGCAAAAGTTGAAAGTATGGAAAATAGAATGGTGGTGTTTCCTGCCGAGATGAAACATCGGGGAACATCCTGTACAGATAAAAAAGTAAGAGTTGTCATAAATTTCAACTATTTAACTTGACATTTGTACCAAAAATTGTTATAATGGTAGAAAATGGAGTAGAAACAATATGAAAAGACATAAATATAAATTGATGGTGAAAGGTTCTGGAAGTTATTCAGAAGATTCACTACTGAAACTGTATTTTACAGTTTTAAGACATCGCTTTCATCACCTATGTAATGGTGATGGGTGGCGAGACTGAGGCTGACCATAGTGGTAGTCTCATAACCAATCTCAAGTCCTGTGCTATGGATTGAGATTCCCACAACACCAACCTTGCTTATATAAGGAGGAATTATGGTAACATTAGCACCACATACACATTTTACCGCAGGCGACTTAGACCGATTCATGGGACTTTCCATTGGATTCGATTCTATGTTTAATCGTCTTGCAAACTTTCCACAACAAGAAGGCGGAGCATATCCACCTTACAATATCCGAAAAGAAGATGACTATAATTTTGTCATTGAGATTGCCCTTGCAGGGTTTTCGGAAAAAGATGTTGAAGTGGAACTTACGGAAAATGTTCTTCATATTCGTTCATTGGGCGAAAAAGGAAAACAAAATCTGGATACACCAGATTACGTTCATAGAGGAATTGCGAATCGCTCTTTCTCTCGTAAGTTTACTCTGGCCGATGACATTGTTGTCAGGGGTGCAGAGTTTCAAAATGGTCTTCTTAACATCTCTTTGGAAAGAGTTATTCCAGATGAAAAGAAACCACGTATAATTCCTATCACAAATCCAAATGTGATTGAACATAAAAAGAAGTAATTGCGCCTCTTCCCCCTACTAATATATACTTTAGTGGGGGGTTTTTAATTATTAGAAGGAGAAATATTATGTTACCAATATTATTATTCAATGTTATTTCTAGTCTTGTCGTAGACAAGGCAACAGATTTAGCAACTGAGCACGTGGAAAGTATGATAGATGATTTACTTCCAAAAGATGCAAAAAAAGAGTTAGATAAGTTTATAAAAGATGATCCTGCACATACTTTCACAAATGCTAAAGATGCATTGATGGGTGCAGTTGAAGGTAAATTGCCTATAATGAAAGCTGATGGAACACTCAAACCAATAGAATTAACATTTACACTTAAATATGATCCTACTACTGGATCAATTGATATAGATAAATCTTAGGAAGGATTATCATGGCAATAGAATCTTATAACGGACATCTGTCAAAAAACTTTGGATATCAAGAAATGATAAAAAGTTCTACGGCTGATCGCTTGGGTATCTCAAATGATGCAACAAGAGAACACGTTATTAATTTAGTCAATGTTTGTAATTTTATATTACAACCGATAAGAGATGAATTTGGCCCAATTCGTATTAATAGTGGATATCGTTCTCCTGCATTGAACAAAGCAGTTGGCGGTTCTAAAACAAGTCAACATTGTAATGGCCAGGCTGCTGACTTTGAATCTACCAGAATTTCAAATCCAAATCTCGCAAAATGGATTTCTCAAAATTTGGAATTTGACCAACTCATCTTGGAATTTTACGATGGGAAAGATCCTAATAGTGGATGGGTACATTGTTCGTATGTTCTTGATGGGAGCAATCGCCGCAAAGAAATGACGGCATTAAGAGTTAATGGGAAGACCCAATATAAGACAGGCCTTCTCACATAGGAGAAGAATATGAAATATTTCTGGTTAATATATCTGCAATTTTTATTTGTTGCAGGGCAATTTAATGGGAGAAAGAATTGGATTGACAAACACATCTTAATATGTTATAATGAGTTAGATAAGTTAAAAGTGAACTATAAAAAAATCCACAATTTTGATAAAGAATAGTTAATGAGTTTTTATACCAATGTATCTGTTTTAGGCAATAATGTTCTATTCAGAGGTGTCTCTAATGAGGGAAAAAGATTTAAAGATCGTGTAGAATATCATCCTACCTTATTCATTCCTACCAAAGAAGAAACCAAATTCCGCACTCTGGAAGGTAAACCAGTTGGAGAAATCCAGCCAGGAACTATGAAGGAGTGTAGGGAATTTATTGCTAAATATAAAGAAGTAGATAACTTTAATATCTACGGCAATGATAAGTTTGAGTTTTCTTTTATTGCAGAATACTTTCCAGAAGAACATATCAATTACGATATTTCGCAGATTAAAATTGCATATCTTGATATCGAGACTGGCTCCGAGAATGGGTTTCCAGATATCGAAACTGCAAACGAAGAAGTAACAGCAATCTCATTGAAGATAGATGGTAAGTGTTATGTTTTCGGCAGAGGAGAATATGTTAATGATAGAGAAGATGTTTTCTATTTTCGTTTCGATACGGAGGAAGCACTTTTGCAAAAGTTCTTTGAGATGTGGGATAGGGAATCGCCAGATATTATCACAGGATGGAACATTGAGACATTTGATATTCCATATCTTGTCAATCGTGCAAAGAGACTATTCGATGAAAAGAAGAATCCCTATCGTTTACTTTCGCCTTGGAAAAAGGTTAGAGAGTATACAATGTATGGTATGGGAGGTAAAGAACTTCAGGCTTATTCTATTATGGGTGTGGAGACTCTTGACTATCTTTCGACATATCGTAAATTCACTTTTACCAATCAAGAGTCTTACCGATTAGATCACATAGCATTTGTTGAATTGGGTGAACATAAACTTGATTATTCTGAACAGGGCTCTCTCCATCTTCTTTACAAAAACGATTATCAGAAGTTCATAGAATACAATATCAAAGATACAGAGTTGGTAGAACAACTTGAGGGTAAGATGAAACTGCTTGAGATGATTATATCGCTCGCATATCTTAGTAAAGTAAACTATAGTAATACATTCGGCCAGGTTCGGATGTGGGATACTTTGATTTACAATAATCTTCTCAGGAAAAATATAGTAATTCCACCAAAGAAACATACCAGTAAATCTACTCAATTTGAAGGTGCGTATGTTAAAGATCCTATTCTTGGTTCTCACAATTGGGTTGTGAATTTCGATTTGAATTCCCTGTATCCTCATTTGATTATGCAGTACAATCTTTCGCCAGAGACATTAATAACAGATACACTTCCAAAAGAGTTACAAGAAATTAAAGATATGCCGCCTGGAGTTGATGGGTTGATCGCTCAAAAGATATCTCTTGATGTCTTGGAGAAATACAAATTAACTTATACTCCAAACAATGAATTTTACCAAACAGGCAAACAGGGATTTCTTCCTGAGATGATGCAACAAATCTATGATGACCGTGTGAAGTTCAAAGGCATGATGATTGATGCAAAGAAAAAGCTACAAAAGGAGAAAGACTTCAACGAAAGAAAAGAGTTACAGAAAACAATTTCCAAGTGTAACAATATGCAGATGAATCTGAAGATTACACTTAACTCTGCATTTGGTGCGATGGGAAATCAGCACTTTCGTTTCTTTGATCAACGCATTGCAGAGGCCATTACCACTTCTGGCCAGTTGTCTATCAAATGGATTGAGAAGGAAATTAATCGATATCTCAATGAATTGCTCAAGACTGATAAAGACTATGTTGTGGCGGTGGATACAGATTCGGTTTATATTACTATGAACGATTTAGTGGTATCAGTCTATGGGGATAAAGAATTAGATAAGAATAAGGTAATCGATTTTCTGGATAAGGTTTGTTCTGAACAAATGGAAAAGATTATAGACAAATCTTATGAGAAACTTGCGGATTATATGAACGCATTTGATCAGAAGATGGTTATGAAACGTGAGAATCTTGCAGACAAGGCACTATGGACTTCTAAGAAACGATACATTATGAATGTGTATGATTCTGAAGGTGTTCGATATGAAGAACCACAACTCAAGATTATGGGTATCGAGGCCATTCGTTCCTCTACTCCTGCTGCTTGTAAACAGAAGATGAAAGACATATTCAAAATCATTATGAATGGAACTGAGAATGATGCAATAAATTATATTGATGAGTTTAGAAAAGAGTTTCGTAAATTAAATGCAGAAGATGTATTTTTTCCTCGCTCGGTTCGTGGCCTGACAAAGTATCACGATGCGGCCCATCTCTATATTAAGGGAACTCCGATACACGTTAAAGGTGCATTGCTTTATAACAAACTTTTGAAGGATAATAAACTAACAAATAATTATCCATTGATTCAAGATGGTGAGAAGATTAAGTTTGCATATCTCAAGAAACAAAATATGGTGGGCGGAGAAGTGATTGCTATTCTTAATCAGTTGCCACCAGAGTTAGAATTACAAGATTATATAGACTATGATAAACAATTTGAGAAATCATTCATCGAACCTATGAAATCGGTTATGGGTGCGGCTGGATGGCAGACAGAACATATATCAAATTTGTCAGACTTTTTCGGATAAGAAGTTTATGTTTTTCGGGTTACTCACATTGTTGACAGCACTTGCAATTTCAACAGTTGCAGCATACTATTCAATAATTGGATTGATGGCAATTTTTGCTGGTGCGACAACTGCGATTGCAATAATGGGGGTTGTCCTTGAAATAGGTAAACTAATTTGTGCATCGTGGACATTTCAGAATTGGAAAACAAGCCCTTTATCAATAAGGTCATATTTTATATCTGCAATAGTAGTTTTGATGCTTATCACTTCACTGGGCATATTTGGTTTTCTCTCAAGAGCTCATATTCAACAATCTAGTCCTACTTCATTATTAGAAGAACGAATAGAAAGAATAAACCTTAAAGTAAATCAACGACAAACTCAGATAAACAGATATCAAGGTAGATTAGATACATTAGATGATGCACTTCAAAAATACATTGAACTTGGTGCAATATCAAAAGGATTGTCCAAGATTGGTGCAATGGATAATGAAACAAATCTTTTAAAAACAAAAATATCAAATTTAGAAACGGAAATTGATGGATTGACGGATGAGAAGTATGGAATGAAAACTGAACTGAATCTTGCAGAAGTGGAAGTTGGCCCAATTCGTTATGTAGCGAGTATGTTATATGATGATGTAAGTGAGTCGCAACTTGAAGAGGCCGTGCGTTGGATAATCATACTTCTCATCTTTGTTTTTGATCCACTTGCAGTTATCATGGTGATTGCTGCAAATATTTCATTGAGAGATTATCGTAAAGAAAGAAAGATGGCCACCAAAACAGTTACAGTAATGCCGGATTTGTCGGGCAAAGAGATTATTGACAAGGAAAACGTTTCTGAATATTCAGATGATGAGGGAAACGATTTTAAAATATTAACATGGGATATGTTCAAGAATTTGAGGAAAGGAAAATAATGTCAGAACAAAATAGTGAAGAATCTACAGCAGATAAGGAATTATTACTCAAAAGAGGAATTTCTATATTCATGGGTGATGTGAAATCTGAAACAATAAGTCCAATAGTAGATTGGATTCTTGCTGCTAATTTATCTAAAAAACCACACAAAGAGTTGACTCTTGGAATATGTTCGCCAGGTGGAGATTTAAATGCGTGTTTTGCACTTATAGATGTGATGAAGGGCTCAAGTATTCCGATAAAAACAATCGGTATGGGAATGATTGCATCGTGTGGTTTGTTGATGTTTATTTCAGGAACAAAGGGAAAAAGAATACTTACGCCAAATACTTCAATATTATCTCATCAATATACATGGGGTTCTTATGGGAAAGAGCATGAATTATTTGCAACAGTAAAGGAATTTGAATTGACAACTGAAAGAATGATTAATCATTATAAAAAATGTACTGGTCTATCTGATAAGGTAATTCGTGAAAAGTTGCTTCCACCACATGATGTTTGGTTGGATGCAAATCAAGCCAAGAAATTGGGAATTTGTGATAAAATTCAAGAAATGGGGATGGCATGATAACATTATATTTAATTAATTATAGAAAGGTTTAACATGGAGTGTACTACACTAGCAAACGATATAATATCAATGTACTCAACAAATATGATCATCGGACTCATATTCTGTTTGAGCATGGGGGTTTGTTTGGGACTTATTTTTTCACAATATCAGAATGGAAAAGAAATATTATGAGTTATATGAAAGAACTTGCCAAGTCGGCAGGGAATGAATATGGAATGTTAGTAGATGATGGTATTTTTGGGGGAGATGTGTCTCAATACATCGATACTGGTTCTTATGTCTTCAATGCACTTTTGTCTGGAAGCATTTATGGTGGACTTCCTGCAAACAAAATAACTGCTATTGCAGGAGAATCCGCAACTGGTAAAACATTTTTCACACTAGGATTGGTCAAGCATTTTCTTGATATGAATCCTACTGGTGGATGTATTTACTTTGAATCGGAATCTGCATTGACAAGTGATATGTTGAAAGAACGTGGAATTGATACGACAAGAGTATATCATATGCCAGTTGCAACAGTTGAAGAGTTTCGATATCAGGCAGTAAAGATTCTCGAAAAACATGGAGAAATAGATGAATCAGAACGGCCACCATTGATGATGTGTCTGGACTCTTTAGGAATGTTGTCAACAACAAAAGAGATGGCAGATATATCTAGTGATTCTGGTAAAAGAGATATGACAAAGGCACAAGTAATCAAGGGTGCATTTCGTGTACTCACATTGATGCTTGCAAAAGTAAATGTTCCGTTTATAGTAACCAATCATGTATATGATCAGATTGGTACAATGTTTCCAACTAAAGTTATGGGTGGCGGTTCTGCAATGCAATATGCTGCTTCTTCTATCGTATTTCTTTCCAAACGAAAAGAGAAAGATGGAACAGAAGTAATCGGAAATATAATTCATTGCAAGATGCAGAAATCCCGATTGACAAAAGAGAATAAAATGGTAGATGTTCTTTTGACATACAAGGATGGATTACACAAGTATTATGGATTACTGGAAATGGCTGAAGCTGCAGGAATATTTAAGAAGGTTTCTACACGATTTGAACTACCAGATGGTTCAAAACTATTTGGAAAACAAATCCTCAAAGATCCAGAAAAACATTTTACAGAGGACATATTGAAACAACTTGACAATTATGCGAAAATAGAGTATACTTATGGTATAACCAATGGAGAAGAAGATGATGGAGATGACTCCTCAGAAGTTGAAGAAGTATCATAGTGTATTTCCAGATCCAGAAGAGAAGGATCGATTGTGCATTAGAATTGAACATGGGCCTTTTGCTGGATTAGGTATTGCATTTGGTGGCATTCAGTTAGCAGAAGAAGAGAATCCAGATGGAACTACCAGAGTCAAATTTGAATATGATATGGTAGATATTCCACCAGAGATGACAGATAAAGATTTCTCTGATGAAGAAGGTGGAGAATTAGAAATGCTTCTTGGCCAAATCTATTTGAATATTCTCAATGAAGAATTAGAACTTCAGAAAACAGAAAGTGAAGATGGAACGCATAGAAAATATGACTTCTCTAAACCAGTTGTGTGATAAGGATACATGGAAAGAATAGAAGGAACAATACTTAGAAATTTACTATACAATGAAGAGTATGCGAGAAAAACATTACCATTTCTCAGGGATGAATACTTTTCTCAATTTACTGATAAAGCAATCTTTCAAGAAGTAAAGGAATATTTTGAAAAGTATTCCAATCCTCCAAGTAAAGAAGCACTTATCATAGAACTAAACGATAGAAATGATTTAACAGAGGAACATTTCACTTCTACTACGGAGTTATTGAACGATGCGGAGCAAACTCACGAAGACGGAAAGGACACCGAAGATATTTCATGGTTATTGGAAAGGTCAGAAAAGTTTTGCCAAGACAAAGCACTCTACAATGCAATCACAGATTCTATCGGAATATTCGATGAATCCACTAAAACTGATATTTCTAAAGATGCAATCCCTACTATTCTTAGTGATGCTTTATCTGTTAGTTTTGATACTCATATCGGCCACGACTACATCGATAATGCTGGTGAAAGGTATGAATTTTATAGGAAAAAAGAAGAGAAAATACCTTTCGATTTAGATTATTTTAATAGAATTACGGCCGGGGGATTACCTAGAAAGACACTTAACATTGCACTTGCAGGAACAGGGGTAGGTAAATCCTTGTTTATGTGTCACATGGCTGCGAACTGTCTTGCAGAAAACTACAACGTTTTATACATCACTCTGGAAATGGCAGAGGAACGAATTGCCGAACGGATAGATACAAACCTTATGAACGTTACAATGGACACTCTCAAGGAGATTCCAAAGGAATTGTTTGATAAGAAGATGGACAAATTGAAGAAAAAGATTAAAGGAAAACTTATCATCAAGGAATATCCTACTGCAACTGCATCTGTAAACAACTTTCGTGCATTGATAAACGAACTGAAGATCAAGAAGGGGTTCGTACCAGACATTTTGTTTATGGACTATCTGAATCTTTGTACATCAACCAGATACAAAAATAATATATCTGCTGGTTCATATTTCGTAGTCAAGGCCATCGCAGAAGAATTGAGAGGACTTGCAGTTGAATGTAATTTACCTATTATGTCTGCAACCCAATTGAATCGAACAGGTTTTATGAGTTCAGATGTTGGTTTAGAAGATACTTCTGAATCGTTTGGACTTCCTGCAACTGCTGATTTGATGTTTGCTTTGATATCTACAGAAGAACTTGAAGAACAGAATCAAATCAAGGTAAAACAACTCAAGAATCGTTATAATGATCCTGTCAAAAACAGAAACTTTCTGATTGGAATTGACAGGGCTAAGATGAAGTTATATGATGTCGAAGAAGAAGCACAGGCGGAATTGCATACAGATTCAAA